GTAAAATGGTGAGCATGAACGAGTTTGCAGGGATTCCTGCCGGTCACGCTTAACGCCCTCTTGAAATCTTCATACTTTTCTGTCAGATTTGACTTCACAGAGGCTTTGCCTTTGATGCCGCGCAGAGATGCGCCGCTTTTACGGGGGATCAATGACCGATACCACACAGGCCCAACTGTCAGGCCAAGGCAATGCGACAGATAGCACGCCAGTTAATGCTCCGAACACTGGCTCGGAAGGTAGTCCTGCGTCATCGACACCCGGTGGTGAAGGCCAGAATGGAGAGGGTAAAACCCCTTGGTACATTAAGGTCATTGCCCAACGAGCGCACGAGGCAAGGGAAGCGCGAAGAGAAGCAAATTCTGTAAGGCAGGAACTTGAGACTTTAAGGCAGCAACCATCGGTTCAACCGGTAGTTCAGCCTCAAAACCATCAGGCTCCGCCAGTTGACGTTGACCGGTTGGTCAATGAAAGGCTGGCTCAGAGGGAATTTGACAAGGCGTGCAATGACGTGTGGGAGAAGGGGAATAAAGAAATCCCCGGATTTAGGCAGTCGCTCGATAATACTTTTGGGGTTGTGAAAATGACCCCCGGTTTCTTGCAAACAGTCGTGGCGCTCCAAGAACCGCACAAGATATTGCATACTTTGGCGAATAACCCCGAAGAAGCCCATAGAATCATGTCGCTCAACGCGCAGGCACAGGCCATCGAGTTGGCGCGTCTTGAAAACAAGGTGCAAAACCAGCCCGTTCAACCCGTGTCGCAAGTGCCGCCGCCCATAAAGCCGGTAGATGCGCGTAGGTCGTCATCAGGGCCAGTTGACCTTTATGACACCGATCATGTGTCCACCGCCGATTGGATAGCGGCTCGTTCAGAGCAAAAACGGCAACGGATGAAAATCTAGCCTCTCCGTCGCTATCCCCTAATCCGCCCTTAGGCAAGGCAGACCGCACTGCCGTGAGGCAGCGCATCCCATCGATGGAGCCTTTACTATGTCAAATACAATCCTAACCCTTTCGGTCATTACCCGTGAGGCAATCGAGCTTTGGAAAAACACCAACGCTTTCTTGCAAAACGTCGATCAGCAGTATGATAACCAATTTGCACAGACCGGCGCTAAAGCCGGTACGCAGATTCGTATCCGCCTGCCGAACGATTACACCGTGTCAACCGGCCCCAGCCTGCAGGTTCAAGATACGCAGGAAACCAACACCACGCTTGTTGTGGCTACACAAAAGCATGTGGACGTTGCTTTCTCGACGCTTGAACGCACCATGAGCTTGGATGACTACTCAGAGCGCGTCCTTGCCCCTGCCATCAATAACTTGGCTGGCTCGGTTGCTGTGGACATCATGTCAGGTTCCGAAGGCGGCGTTGCTAACGTTGTCTCGAACTTGGTCAGTGGTGCTGTCGGCACGCCGAATCAGTTCACGTTCCTTGCTGGTGGTGCAGCCCTTGATAACCAATCGGCCCCACTTGGTCGCCGCAAGGTCGTCAATTCGCCAACCACGGAAGCGCGTACAGTCGGTAACTTGTCCGGCCTTTTCAATCCCCAACAGGATATTGCCAAGCAATACCGTATGGGCATGATGGGGCAAGCTTTGGGCTTTGATTGGATGAAAGACCAGACGGTCATTCTCCACACCAATGGCTCATTCACGGCAGGTACGGTGAACGGCGCAGGCCAGACGGGTACAACCCTGACGGTCAATGCCATCACCGGTACCCTCAACCAAGGCGATATTATCAATATTGCTGGCGTTGTGGGTGTAAACCGCGTCACCAAAACAAGCTACGGCTCAAACCGTCAGTTTGTTGTAACGGCGGCTGCGGCTTCTGGTGCAACCTCGATCAGCATCTATCCGGCGATTATTCCGGGCGGTTCTTCCTATAACTCGGTCACCGGTGCTGGTGCTGTTCAGTATCAAACGGTTGTTGCTTCGCCAGCCAATGGCGCAGCGATTACCTTTGATCCTGCTACGCCAACGGCCTCCGGTCAGTTCCGCAAGAACCTTGCTTTCGCCCCACAGGCGGTCAGCTTGGCTTTTGCCGACCTCGAAATGCCCACCAAGGGCGTTGAGGAATATGCGCGTGAAGCCTTTGACGGGGTTTCCATGCGTATGTTAACTGGCTATGTCATTGGTACTGACCAGTTGGTTAGCCGCCTTGATGTGCTTTATGGCTACATTTGGGTTCGTCCTGAATGGGCCTGCGTCGTCGCCGACCAAATCTAAGCGATTGCAAAATACGGGCTGGACGGATAAACTCTGTCCAGCCTTTTTGCTGAACCTTTTAAGGAGTTAACAATGGCGCTCATCGTCAACACGATCAATCCCGACTCAGCCTTTCTTGGCGGCCATGTCAAAGACCGTTCCAACAAATTTAAAGAATACCCCAAAATGGTCTATCCAAATGGATGGGATGCAACTCATCCTGAGCGTGGCGGCAAACTCGTCTTATCTCCCGAAGAAGAAGCCGAAGTCATGGGCGAGAAATTCGAACCAAGTTTACAGGTTGCACCCTATCAACCAAAAGCAATCCCTGCGGCAGCGATCATTCCGCCCGATACAGGTGAGCGTAAGTTCCTCGTTGCCATGTTGGAAAAGCTTGGTGAAAAGTTTGATCCCGAAGCTCCTATCATTGAACTTCGCACCAAACTGGAAGGTCTGGCTGCTGCGCCGGAACCCGAAGTTAAAGAACCGGCAGAAGATGCTCCTGCCGAAGTTGAAACAACGGCGGCTGCATAACCGCCATAGCGCCAAGGAGGCGTCATGTCGGTCACCGTCAGTCAATTGCTTAATCTTGCTCTGAAAGACGCAGGCGTTGTAGGGCAAGGACAACCAGCTACCGGTGAGGACATCAACGATGCCTTCACCTTGGCTAATTTCATGCTTTCGGAATGGGCTGTCCAGCGCTGGTTCATTTGGCACTTGGTTGAGTATTACATTCAATCGACGGGGCAGCAGTCCTATACGGTTGGCCCTACAGGCAACATTGTCACGCCTTACGTTCCCAACACGATTGACGATGCTTTCCTTCGTCAAATCATCAGTGCGGCACCGAATCAGGTGGATTTTCCCCTCAAGATTATCACCGCACGCGAGGATTATGACAGGATTGCCCTAAAACAATTGGGAAGCTTTGCCCGTTATGCCTTTTACGATTACAGCGCTGAAAATGGCACAGGCACGCTTTATCCTTGGCCGGTTCCGCTTGCCTCGATCTATGAAATTCACATTCTCATCAAGGCGCAGTTGGCGAACTTCACAGGCTTAACCCAAACCATCACCCTTCCTGCCCAATACCAGAGTGCCCTCCATTACAATCTGGCAAAACGGTTCCGCGCTCATTGGGATTTACCAGAAAGTGAAGCCACGAATAAGTTGGCAAGGTCAACCATTAATGTTGTTAAGGGTGCCAATCTTCAAGTGCCAACCCTGCAAATACCTGTCGAACTCACGCGTAACGCCATTTATGATATTTATTCCGATCAAGTTTATTGAGGTTACCCATGGCGCTCGTTCCTCTCACTCTTGGCGCTTACAAAGCGCAGAGCCTTATCGCCAATGCCCAACGGTGCATTAACCTCTTTCCTGAGAAAAATCCTGAGGGGGCTAAATTTCCTTTCACGATGTACCCAACGCCGGGACTTACTCTCCTTGCTACGCCGGGTGCTTCGGGTGTTGGTCGCGGGGTGTATTGCGACAGTCAAGGCAATCTCTACTGCGTGGTAGGCACAAACGTTTATTATGTTAATTCGTCATGGCAAATGACGTTGCTTGGTCAAGTTGCGAATTATACCACGCCGGTGAGTTTCTCTGATAATGGCTTGGCGGTTGTCGTGGTCGATGGAAGTACCATCGGTTATGCCATCAACATTTCATCGGCTCTTTACAATGGTGTCGTGACACCTCTTTATGCTTTTGGAACTATTGGTGATCCGAATTTTCTTGGTGCCACCAAGGCGGATTATGTCGATAGTTTTCTTTTGTTTCATCAGCCAAATACGGGCGTTTTTTATTGTTCTCTGTCCAATGTCAATTTTAGCAATCTCACGACGCAAGTCGGTGGAATTTTAACCGGAACCATCACTGCAGCAGGAACATCCTATACTCCGGGCACTTATACAAACGTCAGCTTGACGGGTGGAACCGGACGACTTGCAACAGCAACTATCACGGTTAATTCATCAGGTAATGTGTCCGGCGTGTCGATTGCCTATGGTGGCAAGTCCTATCTCGTCAACGATGTGTTGAGTGCCAATGCTGGAAACATCGGCGGCACAGGAAGCGGTTTCCAATTTACCGTTTCGCAAGTCGGAACTTCGGGTGGAGCGTTCAATCCTCTTTATTACGCATCAAAAACGGGTTCACCCGATCCCATTCAATCCATTCAGGTTGTCCATCGTGAAATCTGGCTTATCGGCAGCAAGACATCAGAAGTATGGTATGACTCTGGCGCTGCAACCTTTCCATTTCAGATTATGCCGGGCGCTTTCATTGAACACGGAACCGCAGCGCCTTATTCGATTGCTCAATCCGATCTGAATGTTTTTTTCCTTGGCAAAGACAAGCAAGGGCAAACAGTTGTGTTTATGGGCGAGGGTTATCAGGCAAAGCGTATTTCAACGCACGCCCAAGAAGCTGAATTTGCGACCTACTCCACCATTTCAGATGCTATCGGTTATACCTACCAGCAACTTGGTCACACCTTCTATGTTTTGACGTTCCCAACCGCCAACACCACATGGGTATTTGATCTTGCGACGAGGCAATGGCATCAACGCGCCTATTCAGACAATAACGGACTATTGCAGCGTCACCGTGGCATGTCGGCGGCAGCAGCTTACGGTGTGAATGTTGTTCAAGATTGGCAAACGGGGGCACTTTATAAATTTGATCCCACCAGCTTCACGGATAACGGACAGACGATGCAATATATTCGCGGGTTTCCAACCCTTGCAAACGAAGGCAAGCGCGTCAAATACAAAAGCTTTATTGCCGATATGGAAGTCGGAACCGACACTGGCTCGGTTGACGGAACAAGCCAGACCAATCCTCCCTTGGTTTCCCTGCGATTCTCAGACGATGGCGGAAAGAGCTTCAACAATCCTATCACGCAGAGCCTTGGAGCTTTGGGTCAATATCAGCAAAGCCTCAAATGGACACGCCTTGGCTTGGCACGCAATCGCGTATTTGAAGTGTCGTGGTCATGCCCTACCAAGAGCGCATTAAACGGAGCGTGGATAGAACCAGAGGCAGCTAATTCATGAGTACGGTTGCACAAGGGTTTCCAGTACCAAGCACGCCCGTTGTCAATGACCAAGGGCAGTTAACGCCCGTCTGGTATCAGTTTCTTTTTAATGTGTGGAATAGAACTGGCGGTTCCTCTGCAAGTGCCTTGCAGCTTTCAACACCTGCAACGATAGCTGGACAAATTCCTGTTTTTAGTGGCACGTCATGGACACCACAGGTGATGACGGGAGATGCCACGCTTAGTTCTGTCGGCTACATAACCGTCACCAAGAGCCAAGGCAATCCTATTTTGAGCATGGCGTTTCAAGCGGCTACAGCCGTTGCCATTACCGGAGGCACGATTGACGGAACGGTTATCGGAGGAACAACACCTGCTGCCGGATCATTCACCAATCTTTCTGCAAGTGGAACCTTGTCGGGCGTCGCTTTCACAAATTTATTTGCCGCACCACCGCCGATAGGTTCAACCACGCCGAACACAGGCGCATTTACAAGCCTTTCTTCCACTTCCCTAGCTGTCTCAACGACAATAAGCGGGAGTGCCTTTACAACCTATTTCGCTTCTCCACCTGCAATAGGATCAACCTCTGCCAACAGTGGTGCTTTTACCACTCTGTCAGCCACATCAACGGTATCTGGCGCAGGTTTCACGAGTCTGTTTGCGTCACCCCCTTCTATCGGTTCCACAACCGCAGGAAGCGGGGCTTTCACGACTCTTTCATTCAGCAGCCTTCTTTCCAGTGGAACGGCTGGCTATTCGGATACAGGCATTGCCTCACAATTCACCCAAAGTGTAGCTGGTTATTACCAATCCATCTGGCAAAACACATCGAACAATGCAGCCGCAAGCACTGATATTATTGTTTCAAACAATCTCGCAACGGCAACCACCTATTATGGCGACTTCGGGATTAACAGCAGCACTTTCACGGGTACTGGCTCCCTTAATCTTGCCAATGCGACCTATCTTTATTCCGCAAGCGGTGATCTGTCGATTGGAACGCTCACCAGCAATGCTATTCATTTTGTTGTGAACAATGGAGCAACCGACGCGTTGGCAATTTCGTCGGCGGGGGTGGTCAGCGCTTCGAATGTTTCTTTGACAGGTGGC